GTCGTTAGTCTAGTGGTAAGGCAGTGGTTTGTGGAACCACCTAGATGGGTTCAATTCCCATACGGCACCCCACTCTGAGGTCGCCAAGTGGTAAGGCAGCGGGTTTTGGTCCCGCCATTCGTGGGTTCGAATCCTACTCTCAGAACTATACTCTCTTAGCTCAGTGGACTCAGAGCACTTGACTACGGATCAAGGTGTCGTAGGTTCGAATCCTACAGAGAGTGTTGACATTCATTCTCAGTGTGGTATGATGTCTTTATTGGAGAGGTGTCCGAGTGGTTTAAGGAGCAGACCTGGAAAGTCTGTGTGGGGGCAACTTCACCGTGGGTTCAAATCCCACTCTCTCCGTTGACAAACTTGCAAAAGTTTGTTACTATATAAAAGGATAGAGGTTAAGTCTCTGTTATATCCTTATGAGGTATATCACACTTAATCCATCATTCCCCTGTAGCTCAGCGGTAGAGTCGTCGGCTGTTAACCGATTTGTCGCAAGTTCGAATCTTGCCGGGGGAGTTGGAAGGTCTGGAAATGTTCGGGTCTTCCTACTAAATCCTAGAAATTTTTTCTAGGTCAGGGGATTGATCACCCCTGTTCGTAGGTGCCAAAACCGCTCCTCATCCCTAGTATTCTGTGGGTGAGTGAATGTAAAGAGGGATAACATAGGTAAAGTTATCCACACCTACCACATCCTCTGGTAGTCTATTGGTAAGGACAGGCAGACAATGCACTTGGAAACTAGGTTCGATTCCTAGACAGAGGTAACAAGTCGATGTGGCGGAATTGGTAGACGCGCTGGGTTTAGGTTCCAGTGAATTTATTCGTGGAGGTTCAAGTCCTCTCATCGACACTTGCCAATCTAAACTACATAGTTTATAATTGGTACATGCGGAATTAGTTCAGTGGTAGAACGCCATCCTTCCAAGTTGGATGTCACCGGTTCGAATCCGGTATTCCGCTCTTGGGCGATTAACTCAGCGGTAGAGTGGCCTCCTTACAAGTGGTAAGTCACTGGTTCGATTCCAGTATCGCCCATTGATAGGACGAAAAGAATGGAAATAAATGTATATAATAAATTCGGTGATGTAGTTAAATCAATTGATCTTAAAGACTCTATTGAATACATTGATGGTAGAGTTTATAAAGGAGATAAATTTTACTACAAAGGTATAGGAGTTCCATATCAATTTCATCATATTCATCCAGACGACATGACTGATGAGTATGATTTTATTGACGTATGCGATGTTTTTTATATTGGTAATTTAGTTTCGAAAAAAGTCTTCGCAGGAAAGACTGGAATATTCCAAGAAAAATATCAAACTCATTTTACTGATTGGATAGGTGCTTGTGGTGTAAAGGAACTCAACATATTTGAAAATTTATATGATGAGAGTGGATTTGAATTCAGTGCAATTGAAGTTTTTGAATATCAAATTATTGATGAACAAAATCAACAATATTATTTGAAGGTTGATTATCCAGAAGGTAGAAATAATTACTTAACGAGTCCTGATCCAAAAAAACTTAGGCTTCTTTTGGACTATATGATTCAAAATGATTGGAACTTTCCTTGGGATAAAAATTGTCTTACAGATATTAACTCAGAATCTAAAATAACTGACGTAGCTGATATCTTTAAGTCCTCAGATATTTCTCATAAGATTGGAACAGTTTATGCTTTGTTGCATAGTCTTTATCAAAATGATCAAAATGCATACTTTGAATTTTGTGAATCAAATTCTTTAATGCACTATAATAGAATGAGTTTTATTCTTAATACTCTTTCTATTCTTCAATATAATAATGTAGATGTTGGTCATTTATATTCAACAACTCCGGTTGAAACTTATAGAAATATAATTTATAATTACTTGATTACTGGAAAAAATTGTGGTTTCTGTGGAGTTGGTAGTTGTAAAGGAAGAAAGGATTCTAATGAATCTTATGGGGAGGAAATTCGAAACGAATATATTAAAATGGCTAAAGTTCAATTGAACTTATAAATATCTCAAAAAGAGTATAATGGAAACACTTTATAAACTACTTTCTGATACTCAATCGAGTCTTTTTGTCTTATTTCATAAGACTTGGGCTTATCATTGGAATGTAGTTGGAGAAGATTTTCCTCAACTTCATACTCTTTTTGGTGGTCAGTATGAGACTATGTTTGAAGAGATTGATCGTATCTCTGAACACATGAGATTTTTAAATGTAAAACCACTTAATAGTTTAGAAAGAATTCTAGAAGTTTCAAAAATTAAAACAGGTCAAAGTACAACAGATTGCCATAAGATGGTTAAGGATCTGTTGAAGTCAAATCAAGATCTTTGTGAACTTCTTACTGAGGTTGCTGAAGAAGCTGATGAACAAAAGTCAAGAGCAACTTCAAATCTTGCAGACGATCTAAACGAAACTCATGGTAAATTTGTTTGGATGTTAAGGTCTTATTTAGAATCTTCACCTGGATTGAAAGAAGAGGTAGTTGAGATTGAAGAAACTGAGGAACAAATCACCGAAGAAATTGTAGAAGAAACTATTGAAGATTGATTAAAGGTACAGTACAATGTTAAGAGTAAGATGTAAGGTGTGTAACACCGAGTTGGAGTCGCATCCAACTAAATCAGTATGTTGTGGATGTGATAATATGACACTTGTGAAGGGAGACACTATTACTGCTGTTGACCTAAACCAGGTTGTCATGTTAAACTCCATAAAAGAAAACAAGAATTCTGGTGTACTCAGTGCATCGGATCTTGCATATCAAGAGTCCAGAAGAGCTCGTAAAGTTCGTAAACTGGATTTTGAGGTAAAGTAATGTACCAAGAAGATTTGAATCCTTATAATTCTTCTGAATATGAAAAATTTTTTAAAACTACTTTATTATACAAAAAAATCAGTAAAAATTATGATCTAGTTTCTTTTGATAATGATTTAATGCAAATTATTAATGGACTCACTACAAGAACAGTTTTATCTTTATCTATTCTCGATGCAGCACCATTTTATTATTTGCAATATTTGACTGACTTAAATCCATCAAAAATATATGATATTGGATGTAGAGCAAATTTATTTAAAAAGTATGTTCCAAATCTAATTGGAATTGATGTTTTAGCTGCAAAAAAAGATCGAGATGCAAATGCTGATGAATATCTAAAAATAAATAATCGTTTTTATGAAGAAAATTTTGAAACAATGGAAGCAGCTTTTGCAATAAATTCATTTCATTTTTTTCCTCTTAAAAAAATTAGAGAAAGAGTGATTCAGTTTTCTTCTTTAATTTCTAAAGGTGGTAGAGGTTGGATTACTTTTAATGCAGCAATAATGTTAGAACGTCAAGTTAAATCAAAAATTAGATTAAATTCTAAAAATATACCTGAGGAAGAAGTTGAGAAACTTGAAAAATTTGTGAGAAAAGAATTGTACGATTTGCCATTTAAATTAGAAGTTTTTGAGTGTACTATAAATAAAGAACTTGATTCTCCTTTAACTGGTAATGTACGAATTCTTTTCACAAAATAATTGGAGGATTGGCTGAGTGGTTTAAAGCAGCGGATTGCTAATCCGTCGATGTCTTTAGGGGCATCCATTGGTTCAAATCCAATATCCTCCGTTTGGAAAGGTGGCCGAGTGGTTTAAGGCAACTGTCTTGAAAACAGTCGATGTGAAAGCATCCGGAGGTTCGAATCCTCTCCTTTCCGTTTAAAATTATTAAAAATTTAAGTATTTCTTAATAAGTGTGTCGTAATGAACACAAAAGGATGCCTTTTGGGCTTCCGTGATTATTATATACTTATGTACAAGTTAGTACCTTATGGATCAACATACCTACGAAAATTGGGTGAAGATCAAAGAGACCTTCGAGGCCTCAGGTAACATGAATAATATGTTCTACAAAAGAGCATGTGAAATTGTAAAAACAAAAAGAGATCCTTTAGCTAAGTTTCTTGGAGATGAGAAGTGATGGAACCTCAAGACGAATTAATCAGTCGTAGAGAAGTTCAGGAGATGATTGATGATGCAATCCGTAGACACAACCGTAATGCTTCAATTATTAGTATGTGCGTCGGTTGGGTGGTTCTTGCTTTATTTGCTGAGGGACTTCTAAGACTTATTGGAGTTATTCCACCAGTACTACCATGGCTCAACATTACCCTGAAATAATTGGTATCGTTTTCCTGTTAGTATTTGCCGCCACGATGTTCTATCAAGGCACCTGTATTATTAGAGGTCAAAGAGGATATTCCCTCAGAGACTATATGAAACAGGAAAGTGTAAACATGCGTCAAAGAATAGAAGAACTACTCAAAGACAAATGATAGTGTTAACCGAAGAGGATTTAAAAGAACTACAAGAAAGAGTTCTACATCAAAAGATGGATGAACTATTTGAAGAACCATCTACATACGAGGATGATGATGGAATGGAATGAATTCATCGACTTTTTAGGCAAACAAATTTTAATTTTTATCGTATTTGTGTGTGGTCTCACTGTGGGATATATGTACGGACAAAGAGATGTGGGAGGTTAAATATGAATAGTTTAACTTTGTCTAGTATTTGTGTATTTGGAGCAATTGGATTATTTATTTTTTGGGGACTGGGACACGCTTATCCATAAATTGGGAGAGGACAAATGAAGATTTTTTTAGATACGGCTGACGTTTCATTTATTAAGTCAGCGTATGACACAGGATTATTGGATGGGGTCACTACAAATCCATCATTAATTCTTAAGAGCGGAAGACAACTTTCGGAAGTTATTCAAGAGATTTCAACCGAGTTTCCAAACTTGCAAAGTATTTCTGCAGAGGTTGTTGCAGAAACATCAGAAGAGATGCTTTCACAAGCACAACAATATTACTCAATTGCACCTGCAGTTACAATTAAAGTTCCTTGTACAGTAGAGGGACTTAAAACATGTAAGTTTCTTTCTGATAAAGGAATTCAAACTAACGTAACTTTGGTATTCTCAGTTGCTCAGGCAATCCTTGCATCTAAAGCAGGTGCAACATTCATCTCACCTTTTGTTGGTCGTTGGATGGATAACTCTATTGATGGTATTGAGTTGATTAGAAATATCCGCAAGGCTTTTGACTACTCTGGAACATCAACAAAGATTCTCGGTGCATCTCTCCGTGATGTGAGACAGGTGGAACAATCTGCACTCTTCGGTGCAGACGTTGTTACAATCCCGCCAGTGGTCTTCTGGGCAATGTATAAGAACATTATGACTGATAAGGGTCTAGAACTCTTCCAGAAGGACTGGGAAGAGGTATTGAGTTCTGTTAATAAGAAGTGAAAAATATTGTTATTTTTGGTGCAACGGGGGACTTGTGCCGCAGAAAACTTATTCCAGCTCTATATGAACTTCATAAGAAGAATCTATTACCACCTGAGTTTATCATTACTGGTGCGTCAAGAACGCAACACACTAAACAAAGTTGGTTACACACTCTTGGATCTTACCCAGAAGATTTTGTAAATCGTCTGAACTATGTTGTCTGTGACTTGTCTGATTCCGACAGTCTGAAACAATTGGAACCAGGAGAAGATGTAACATTCTTCCTCTCAGTTCCACCAGAAAGATATGGCGATGCGGTTCTCAGTTTGAAATCTACAGGATATGTGGAAGATGTTGAGACCAGTAGAGTCATCATTGAGAAACCTTTTGGATACAATCTTCAGTCCGCAGAGGAACTGCAAGAGATTGTTTCTTCCAACTTGAGAGAAAAACAAGTCTATCGTATTGACCACTATCTTGGTAAGGATACGGTCAATAATATCCTTGCAACAAGATTCAGTAACGTTCTTCTGGAACCTCTGTGGAATCGTGATTATGTGGAAGAGGTCCAGATTTTTGCAACTGAGACCATTGGTTGTGAGGGTCGTGCCCAATACTATGAGACTGCTGGTGCAGTCAGAGATATGTTGCAGAATCATATGTTGCAACTGCTTGCTCTGATTGCAATGGAGGCACCATGCAAGAATGATGCTAAAGAGATTCGTAGAGAGAAAGTCAAAGTTCTTTCTGCTGCACGATTGGGAACAAAACTAGTCTGTGGTCAGTATGCTGGATATAAGAATGAACAGGGAGTTGATTTTGATTCACAAACTCCCACTTTTGTTGCCGGTGATATTTACATAGATAATTGGAGATGGAAAGGAGTTCCTTTCTATTTTATGACTGGGAAAAAACTTCCTGTGGGTTGTGTTGAGGTTGTAATCAAACTGAGAGCACCTGCAGTGAATTTATTTGAGGGTCATGAAGGTAATGATCGCATTGTGATGAGGTTTCAACCAGATCCTCACTTTGATATTCAAATTGATATTAAATCCCCAGGTCTTCAGGATAAGGTTGAGAAGGCAATTTTGAAACATAATTATCCAGAAGGTGCGATTGATGGTTATGTGAAACTTTTTTATGATGCAATCAATAAAGATCAATCACACTTTGTTCATTCTGAAGAAGTTATTGAATCATGGAGAATTGTTGATGATCTTCTTTGTGTTGGGGATCAATGTCCAGTCAACACAAAACCCCATACATATCATTCAGGAACTTGGGGTCCACAACAACAAATAGAACACATTACTAAGTGGGACTATCCACTCAAACTGGTTTAGGAGGAGTTATGAGAGTAGGATTAATCGGACTAGGAAGAATGGGCGAAGGTATGTCTCGCCGCATGATGAAAGCAGGTATAGAAGTTTGGGGTTATCGGAGGAATTATGAAAAAGCAAACGAAGCCTACGAAAACGGATATGTTAATGGTATTACAACTTCTATACAAAGCCTTGCTCAAGTAGTTAAGTGTAAACATAGTGGTGTATCTGATGTATACGGTACAGGTATTTTTATGATGGTTGTACCAGCAGAAAACGTAGAGGAAACAATCAATGAGTTACTACGATATTGTGACGAAGGAGATATTATTATTGATCATGGCAATAGCAATTTTAAGGACAGTCGGAAGAGAGCAGAACGCCTGGCAAAACTTGGTGTCCAATATATTGATTGTGGCACTAGCGGTGGTGTTTATGGTCTGGATCGTGGATACTGTCTTATGGTTGGTGGCGGAAATACTGCGGTCTCCACTTGTTCGCGTATTTTTGATGCCCTTGCCCCAGGAATCAATGCTGCCCCAAGGACTCAATTTGACTCAGACATAACTTCCGCAGAACATGGATGGTTGCATTGTGGCGGTCCAGGTGCGGGACACTTTGTAAAGATGGTTCACAATGGTATTGAATATGGTATAATGCAGGCATATGCAGAAGGATTTAACATCATCAAGAACGCTAATGCAGGTGCTCAGTATGTTAGAGAAGGAGACGCAGAGGTTGCCCCGATGTCAGACCCAGAATCCTATTGCTATGATATTGATGTTGCTGAGGTTGCTGAGTTATGGCGCCGTGGTAGCGTGGTTGGGTCTTGGTTACTCGATCTTACTGCTGATGTGTTACGCGGCAATAGTGAGCTTAAACAGTTCTCTGGAGGGGTATCCGACAGTGGTGAGGGTCGTTGGACTGTTTCTGCCGCTGTGGACTTGGGGGTTCCCGCTCCTGTTATCACCACTGCGCTTTATGAAAGATTTAATTCACGCAATCTGGGTACTTTCGCAGCCAAAATTCTGAATGGTATGCGTTTTATGTTTGGTGGTCATCACGTAAGATAGGAGTTATCCAATGGAACGATTTAAAGAGTTTAGTGATTATGAATTACAACTTTTAGCGGATGCTATTTGGATGAGACAGAGACGATTTATTGCAGGAGATAGGAGGTTCAGAGAGTATGGAGTTATCTTGGATGAGATTGGTAAACGAATAGATTATGTACCAGGAATATTTGCATAAAATTAAACTATAATAGAAATGGAATCCCACACCAATTTGATTTTTAGATTCGTAGAGTTTGTACTAAATAATACCATAACACTTTTTATCATTGGTGTGGGCTTGACAATCGTTCCTGCACTGGGTATAATGTATGTACATTCACCAAAGGATGATAAGAGTAACGGGCATTAGCGCAGTTTGGTAGCGCGCCTGCTTTGGGAGCAGGATGTCGGGGGTTCAAATCCCTCATGCCCGACTTAATAAATACACAAAAAATGCAAGTTTACACTGTGGAAGAATTTCAAGAACGTTGGGAAGAAATGATTGCAAGAGTGGAAGGCGGAGAAAATATAGGGATAACTAATGGTAGAAATACTTGTGTAATGATTCCTGCGGATGATGAACTCATACGCATTTACACCGAGCATAACGAAGCCTCGTAAAATTATTTGCTCGATTAGCTATCTGGTGAAAGCGCCCGACTCATAATCGGATATAGGTGGGTTCGATCCCCTCATCGAGCATGGACACTTTCGCAAGTGTCACTCTTGACTTCTCCAAGTCTAACCCTTATAATAACAAGGTAAACAAATTCAAACAAATGTCACTCACTGCTAAATTCAAAAAAGATCTTCAAACTTTGAAGTCTGCTGCTAACGGAGAATCCTATCTTGATGTAAAGAATCCGAAACTTTTCAAGAAAGTCCGTAAGTTCTATGAATCTAATGGTGCAATCTTCTCTGGTGATCCTCTTGATGACTATGATATCTTGATGGAATACATTTATAATGATCTTGAAGCTGAAGGAGTTCTTGCATAATGATTGACGTACTTCCTAAAATTCTTCTTGAAAGAGAGGGATATAGGTTTGTTCAAAAGGGTATTATCGAACTTAATGGTATGCCTGACTATCGTATGCAAAAGAAAGATCCTTATACTAAACGTTGGAATGACATTTATCTTTTTGATAATGTGCTACAATGTTCTACTGCAATGGAGGATATTGAATATGCGAAATGGTTAGATCCAGATCGCGTTCCTTGTTATGTAAGAGACGATGAAGAAGACACGGATGGTCTATAACAGCACTGGTCGGTGATGAATCCCCCTTATGTCTAAAACAAGTATCCTGAGATACATTGGCAACTT